TCAGTCGTCGCGACCCATCAGGCCGAACAGCTGCAGCAGGCTGACGAACAGGTTGTAGATCGATACATACAGGCTGATGGTTGCCATGATGTAGTTACGCTCACCACCGTGGATGATCGCGCTGGTCTGGAACAGAATGCAGACCGACGAGAACAGCACGAAGCCGGCGCTGATCGCCAGTTGCAGGCCGCTGATCTGGAAGAACAGGCTGGCCAGTACTGCGCCCATCAGCACGAAGAAACCGGCGGTGATGAAGCCACCCAGGAAGCTCATGTCCTTGCGGGTGATCAGCACATAGGCCGACAGGCCGCCGAACACCAGCGCGGTCATGGCGAATGCCGAGCTGACGACTTCAGCGCCGCCCTGCATGCCCAGGTAACGGTTGAGGATAGGGCCGAGGATGAAACCCATGAAACCGGTGAGGGCGAACGTGGAGACCAGGCCCCAGACCGAATCGCGCAGCTTGTTGGTGAGGAAGAACAGGCCATAAAAGCCGATCAGCACCACGAACACGTTCGGGTAGCCGACGCGCATCTGCTGGGCCACGTAGGCCATGATGCCGCTGAAAACAAGGGTTAAAGCCAGAAGGCCGTACGTGTTACGCAGGACGCGGCTGACTTCTTGCTGTTCGACCTGCAGGCCGTGATTGACGGCGTAATCCTGTTCGCGCATGGCGACACTCCTGTGGTTTTGAAACGTTCAGATGCAAAGATCATAACAGAGGCATGCAAAGCGGCTACACAGAGAGTTTGACAGCTTGTTTCATTTCGGTATTATGGCGCCCGCAAAGCCGAGGAAGCGTGGCCGAGTGGTTTAAGGCAACGGTCTTGAAAACCGTCGATGGGCAACTATCCTAGAGTTCGAATCTCTACGCTTCCGCCATATAAGTGCCTGATTTCATTGATGTTTATCCCGCTCTACCCTGCAAAAGGGAGCATTTTGGGAACACTTTGGGAATAGCAGGCAAAAAGAAGGAGCCCTTGAGGCTCCTTTTTTGTTGCGTTTAGCTCAACCTGAGCGCCTGATTCAACAATCCCACCACATCCGGCCCGTCCTCGCTGATCCACTTCGCGTAGTGCTTGAAGATCATCGCTGTCGACGTGTGCCCCATCTGGTCAGCTATCCACTCTGGCGTGGCAATCCCGCTGCTCAGCATCTGGCTGGCGAACGTATGTCGGCAAGTATTCGGCCCGCGTTGACGTACACCGGCCTTCTCCAGGTGCGTGATCCACCAACCGTGACGCAGCACGTCCGAAGAACGGTACGGCTCACCCGTGGCTGTGTTGTGGAAGACAAACCGCACGCGCTGTTCGCGAACCGTCCGGTTGTCGCGATCCACTACCTCGATCAGCTCAGCCGGCAGATTCTTAGTGAAGCGTGCCTGTGCCTGGAGTGCGCGCAGAGCAGGGGCAAGCAACTTGACCTTGCGTGTCGATCGCCTGGTCTTTGTCACCTTGTACTGGCCACTGACACGGGCGCGGCGGATTTCGACCGTGCCAGCTTCCAGATCGATGTCCTCCCAGGCCAGCGCCATCGCTTCACTCACCCTTGGGCCTGACCAGATCATGTACTGGGTGAGATTGATCTCCTGCTCTCGGTCGGTTGGTTGGCCCAGAATGGCCTCGATCTCTTCCCGGGTGAATGGGTCTGGGTCTTCCGCGTCCGGTAGCGAAATAGTGATGCCATCGGTTGGATCGAAGGCGCTACGGTTGCGAGTGCGGTACAGCCGGAAGACCTGGCGCAGATGGCTGACGATCTCCCGCACGGTTTTGTTGTGCAGTTTGGGCATCAGGACGCTCTGGACCCAGTGCTGGATGTCCAGGTGATCAATCTGATCAGCCTGCAAGTCTCCCCAGCGTGGCCGGATATGCTTCTCGGTGCGGCTGCGATACATGGCGAATCCGCTCGCGGCCATCTGGTTAGCCTTTATCTCCAGCCACAGATCGATGTAGTGGCCGAGGGTGTTGGTCTTGACCCTAGGCGAGTCAGGGAAGTGGCGGGCGTAGCTGAACGTCCCTGCCTGGATCTCATAGTTGATGATCCCCACCAGGCGCTCGGCGTTGGCCAAGTTGGCGGGGGAGGCGTCGCCCGGGATGGTTTCCCGGCATAACTCGCCTTGGTAACGGAAGTACACGCGGACATGGTTGCCGCGTACTTCGACTCCATCTGCCATTGAATTTCACTCGAAACAAAGAAACGGCCCAGTGTATGGGCCGTTGTGAGAGGTTGGCCTGTTGCCAGGCCTAGAAGATCGCGGCGTTAGTTCTTGGACAGCCTTCGGTCACCCGCATCAACGGGGTGGCTGAAAATCACCAGCTCTTTCGGGTCGATCAAGTCGCGCTGGCGCTCTACCAATAAATGAGGGTCGAGTCCCAGTTTTGTGGCCATGGCTTCTGCGGCCTGGCGTGCGCTGATGGTGTTACTAGCGGTCTTCTTCTGTCCCTTGACGGTGGCCACGTACGTGCCAGTTGTATAGCGGCAGCGAATATCAACGGCCACGATAGTTCCCTCTCTGTTCGCGCTTGGCCTCTACGTTAGCAATATAGGCTTCCCACTCAACCGATTTACGCTGCTGGCGGATTTTGCTGCAGCTCTGGTGCTTACGGGTTGAACGGGAATGACCGCAGACATCGCAGTAATTGGGGAGATCGAGGGCATGGCTTGCCAGCCGAGGGCGGATTTTCTGGGTCATGTGCGGCTTTCTCCGAACAGGGCACGAGTGAGAGCGTTACGCTCACCGGCCGGCGTCAAGTCGGACAGAGCAATCGCCACCTTGTGATTGTTTCGGTACTTCACGATCGCCGTGCTGCCGAGGATGCAAACTATGGTCGCCTGCTTGACGCTCATACGAGTGGTCCGCGTTCCATGACGAACTTCAACGAAGGTGACTTGGTCGCCGGGCTTGTAGGCTGGTGTGGTAGCCTTCTCAGTGCCGACTTCGGGGGTTTCTACTTGCATGTTGTTTCTCCTTGGGGTTGGTCGGCGCCGGAGAGTTGCAGCTCCTCGGCGCCTCCCTTCTGCTTACGTGAGCTGGGTTTGCTTGCCGTTCTCGAAGACGTAGAGATCCACGTCGCGTAGCCGGTACACGCCTCCCGGCCCACCGCACACGATGTATTCACCTTGGCTGGGTTCACCGACTCGCACTGGGAACAACTGGTCTGCCTGATGTGCGTACTCGCTGGAAGCCTTGATCAGCGCATAGAGCTGCTGCCCATGGCGCCCGCAGCCTGCTGGCCCATGTGCAGCTTCGTAACCGAGCCAGGCTGCTCGGGTTTCCAGATTACTGGGTAGCCCGTCAGCGGCCACTTTGAGGTCGTATCCGCGGTCTTTGGCCCAGACCTGGAAGCCCAGCATCAGGTTGAGGGTGTCCAGTTCTCTGTCTGCAGTGCTCACTGTTTGCATGTCATTTCTCCTTGGGGTTGTGCCTGGCGTTGCAGCGCCGTGGCGGTTCAGCCGGCCTTAAAGGTCCAGCACTTGACTGTTGTTGGCCGCACATTGGCGGCGGTGGTGCGGTTGTTGAATGCAGCGCGCACGGCGCTGTCGACGGCGCGGTTGGCGTCGACGAAGGGGCGCGATTTGCTGTTGCGCAGCAGCGTGCGCAGGGTGCTGACGTCAGCCAGCTTCTGCTTGTGCTCGGCGGCTCGTTCGCAGAACTCGTTGAGGTGCACGGCGATCAACTCGGCATTTTTGCTGTGGTCGACCACGGGCTCGTCGCTCAGTGACTGCAGGTAGTCGAACACCTCCCAGAATTCAGCCACTTCCTTCGGGTCGGCGTTCACGGCGTGTTGACGGCCGATAGCCATAGCGCGCAGCTCGCGCAGGGTGGCGTCGTGTTGGCGGTCGGACATCGGTACGATGACTCGCAGTGCGTCGACCAGGGCCATCATCTGCGCATGGTTTTTGATGATCCGCTCGATGCGGATCTCACGCATTTCACGCAGCGCCTGCTCATGCACCTTCACCTGGACACGGAAGGTTTCCATGATTTTCTGCTCGGCCTTCGCAGCCATCAGCAGAAAGTGGCTGACCTCGCTGGCCTGCAGATGGTTGAGGTTGTCGGCTGCAGCGCGGCTCTCACTGGTGACCTCTGGGCGAACGAAGTGCAGCTTCACGATACGTGTAAGGATCGCCTCGGATGCTGTAACGGAAGCGTTCTGGCTGAACACCAGGGTTGCGCGGAAGGGAGGGGCGTTGGTGTCGTTACCGCCGTTTTTCACACCGGTCAGGCCAAGGCCACGGCCGTTGTATAGAGGCTTGAACTGATCGAAGTCGAAGGACTTTGCGGCTCCCGTCTCGGCATCGCTGCGGTCGGCCTCAAGCATCACATTGGGCATGTTTGAAGTCTGGCTCAGCCAGCGGCGTAAGCCCGCCTTGGTCATTTTTACCGGGTCGTCGCCTTCTTCATCCGGTCGGCCAAGTAGTTTCCACAAGAACATCAGTAGCGTGGACTTACCGGCGCCGGCCTCGCCGGTCACCTCTAGGAATGGGAACGACTGGAACTCGCCGCGGATCTGCTCGGCGAACAGCGAACCGAACCAGAAGGCGAGGGCTGCCACGCCCTGGGTGTTGAAGCACGTCCACAGCCACTTGAACCACTCGTCCCGGTACCCGGTGACGTCTTGGTTGATCTCCATCTTGATGGACTTCTGCAGGGTCTTGAGACGCAGGCCTTTGAACTCGAAATAGTCCTCAGCGTTGGCCTTTTCCAGGACACCGCCACGCACGGCCAGATCGCCGAACACGTAGCAGCCGTGCTCCTTGCTGTAGCCGAGATAGTCGATGGTCTTTACGGTTTTCAGGCCGAACAGTTGTTGCTGCATGATCCGGTCGAGCTGGGAACCCGAACCGGTGAACACAGCGCCGGCGGCCATGCCCAGCAGCCGTTTCTTGAACTCGCTGGCCGCAGCCACTTGGCCACCGGTGAAGGTGTTCAAGACGCTGGGCTCGTCGTGCGGGAAGTCGACGCGGAAGTAGTACCAGGACTCGTCTGTTACCTCGTTGCGCTGAAAATAGAGCGCTTGCGGATAGCAGTTAGCGATCTCGACCACCATCCCGCATTGACGCATGGCCTTGTCGCGAAGCTGGCGATCATTGAGCAACTGATTATCGTGGCTGTCTGAGTCCTTGATTTGCTGGATGGCCTTCGTAAGCTTTTCCAGATCCATCTTGAACCAGTACAGGCGGTTCTCGAACGAGAAGTGGAATTCATGACGTTCGCGCCATTCGTACATCAGCACGCCTTTCTCAGCGGCGCTTTCGGCCAGCAGCAGGCTACCGTGGTATCGCGCTTCGCGCAGGTCTCGGTCTATCTGCTCTTGGCGCTTTTCTTCGTCAAGAAATGCCCAGCGCTGGTGCAGATCGTTCCAATCGACCTTTCGGCCGCGCTGCATGATCTGCGCTGCCTCGGAGTTGAAGCCCAACTCGCGGGCCATGGCGGCGTGTTTGCGGGTATAGCGGTGGGCGCCTGGTTCGTTATCCAGAGCCAAGACGAGTTGTGGCAGCTTCTTGCCGTTGTCGGCACGCAGCTTGGCCAGCGCTTTGAGCGACTCAAATGGGAATGCCCCCGAACTCATTGCAGACACTGCGTCGATGCCGTTATGCACCATGGCGATCGCGTCGAAGATGCCCTCGACAATCCACAGTTCGTCCACCTCCAGCAGGTTTACTACGGGCGGACACCACCAGTATCCCTTGGGTGACTGGCCCGGCGCGAAACGCGCTTTCTTCTTCCCGAAACGATGTGGCTGATCGATCAGGCGTTCCCAGTACTGCCCGTGCTCTAGGGCAAAACGGACTGTGGCACTACCGATTTCTAGGATGCGATCCCAGTAGTTTTCCTGTGTGTACCAGCCTTTCACCAGTCCAAGGTCGAAGCCGCGGGCGAACTGCAGGTAAGCGTCGGCCGATGCGCGTGGCGCTTCCTGGGTGGCTGGGTAGCGCTTGCTGTAGTCGTCGAACAGGTCGTCGAACAACTCCTTGATGTGCCACTGCTCACCGCACTTGCTCTCGCGGCCGCACTTTATGAACCAAGGCTCATCCTGTCGCGAATACAGTTCTTTCTTGCCGCAGCTGGGGCAAGTGCCCTTGCGCAGGTACTGGGTACCCGCCATAGGCTTGAGGCCGTAGTTGTCCTCTAGGCGCCGAAGGACTTCGGCGCGCAGTTTGTGGTCCATGGGCTTGCGGTTCACTGCACGCACTCCCCGATACCTGTCAGCTGCTTTTGCAGCTCGCGGCGTGTACGGCAAATACCGGCAAGGTGTGGGATGTCCTGGAGCACCTTCGGTGCACGCTGGCCACGTGGCACGTTCCGATAGCGATCGGAATACCAGACGTCGGCCATGGTGGAGTCGTACTGGCTGTTGAGCCATTGCAGGTATTGCTCTGCCTGCTTTTGGTCCAGCTCAAGCTGGATGGTGATTTTGCTCATTTCGGCCACCGGTAAAGTGCAGTTTCCCCTTACCCACGCAAGGCGGGTATACGGCAGGGGGTGATTCAGGGTTAGTGCGTGGTGTTGCGGGAGGTCAGCAGGCGTGCTGGCAGGAAACGCGCCGGTACCGGGTAGCGCTTCTTGGTTTGCGTATCCAGCAACCAGATCAGGTAACGGTAAGGGCCGCTTGCTGGGTAGATGCCCAGTCGTGCTACTCGCTTGGTGGTCATGCTTTCAAACTCGGCAACAGCCAGTTCAGCGATACGCTGCACCAAGTTTTCAGGTACTTCGAGGGACTGGGTCAGGTAGCGTGCGCAGTTCTCAAGTACCTGGTGATCGCCGGCCAAGTGCTGGCCACGCTGACGATACAGATAGGCGACTGCAGCCTGTTGCATGGCTGCCCGGTAATCGCTGGTGGGGTTTTCAGTCAGGGCAATAGCATTCATGCGTGTACTACCTCCATTTCCAGTTGATCCAGCAAATCGGGTTGATCGTTGGCCGACTTCATCGCCTGACGACGCATGGCTACAGGGGCTACCGGCAGCTTGACTGTTGGGTTCGGCATGCCACTCGGGCTCATTTCATGCGTCATTTCGAACTGAGCACGCACAGACCAGCCGCAGGCCTCGTTTACGCATTGCAGGTAGGCCACACGCAGGAAGATGTGTGTGCCTTCGCTTGTGCGGATGCGCATGCGGCCGTTGCAGTGAGGGCAGACGAGTTTGTAGGTACTCATCCTCAGATTGTCTCGGCCACTTCTAGAGCAATGTTCAACGGGGTGATCGCATCCCCGATCGCAATACGGATATCTGAGCCAGCGAGGCCTCCATTGGCCCTACGAACGGTTTCCTTTAGGGTGTCCAGCCGCAGCTGTGCTTTTGCCAGCAGTTCGATGAGTTGTTCACGATTATTTTCAAGGAGATCGTTCATGGGGTTTCACCAGAGCAAAGAAGAAGTTGCACGCTTGACGCGCCGTTTGACTGAGCGATATGACGCACTGATTAAGGTCATGGAGGGCCGAGACACCACGCGACCACTGGGTGACGGCAGCAAAATTGAAGGGATCTGGGTTCGTGGCGAGGACATCCGGTTTGCAGTGGACGATGTCGCTACAGCACTGAAGGAAATAAAGTCCCGGCTTGGCAAAGACTGATGATTGCGCTGCATAGCCGTCACCTTCCTGGCTGCTGGCTGTGTAGCGTGATTGTTGCCAGCACCTCGGCAGACCGTGCTGCGAGGTAGCGTTTGTGCGCTTGCATGATTTCCTTCGCCTCACCTTCCTCAATGACGCCATCCTCCAGTGCCTTGGCGATGATCTGGTCTACTACGCCGCGCTTGGCGTCGGTCTTGACCGAGCGTCTGTAGAGTTCGACGTTGTCCAGAGTCTCTGGCGTAGCCAATGGCACGAACATGCCGCCGTACATATGGGCAATGAACTCAGGCAGGAATGTTGTTCCGGCATCGGTTTCGAGCCGGTGAATCTGGTCGTAGGTCAGCGGGCGGCTGCCGGCATTCTCGTAGAGGTGGTTATCGAATCGCTTCAGTTCGTAGCCAAGGCGTGCAGCCGCACATTCACGGCCGCCAGGAAAGGCGCAGACAACTGCACTGACCACCTGGCGCAGGGTTTCTAGAACGGGACGCTTCATGTTCTGGTTTCCTCCTTGAGCCAGTAGGACTAGTTTTCGGTTGCGCCGTCTTTGATACCGAGCAGGACCGCCGCCCGGTGTGCCTCTCCGCGGAGGCACTTTTTCTGCCCGTTAAGGACCGCGTACACAGTAGAAGGAGTAAGGCCATGCTTCTCGGCCCATTCCTTCGCTGAAATTCCTTGGCGTGCTAAGCGAGCCCGAGCCCCTTGGCACGCTTGCTCGGTGGGGTATGTGTTCGGCATAGTCTCGATTCGTGTGATTTCGTGTGACGATGAGCTGATTATTTCCCTCAATTGTGGGAATGTCAATCGTCTTTGGAGACGTTTGTGGGAATTGGCGAGCGCCTAAAAGAAGAACGGGAACGCCTCGGGTTGAGCCAGACTGATTTCGCAGCTCTCGCTGGGGCGTCTAAGAACAGTCAATACAACTACGAGAAAGGTGAGCGAAGCCCGGATGCGAACTACTTGTTCGCAGCTGCTATGCAGGGCGTTGACGTGCTGTACGTCATCACTGGGGAGCGTAAGCCACAGCTGACTGACACCGTTTCCGCTGAGGAGGCTGAGTTCTTAGAGGTCTACCGCAAGGTCGCGGAGAGCGATAAAGCATTGTTGAGCCGTACGGCATCGGCGCTGGCCAAAACAGCCAAGTGATAGTGCAGTGCGTCTGTCACTGGCAAGCGCTGGATAGGATGTTGTAAACCGTCCCATGGGGGGGCGGTGATTCATTGGATGACAAAAGGAAGTTCTTTAAAATGGCCCTCACGCCCTGTAAGTCTTGCAAGCACCAAGTAGATGCAAAGGCGAAAGTTTGCCCAAGCTGCGGTGTTTCCAATCCTGGTGTAACTGCTTTTCAGCAGTTTATGGGGTTGGTTCTTCTGCTTGTGATAATCGTAGTAGTGTTTAAGGCCTGTTCGAGTGACAGTAATGACAAGGCTGTATCGGTCGAGTCGAAACAAAAAACTCAGGTCCCAGAAAAGGTCGAGAGTAAGCCTGTGCAAAAAACTTTGGGGGTAACTCCCCAAGAATATGCTGATCGAATAAACCCAATAATCAAAAAATTCGAGAAACCTTATCGCGTTGATGGCGGTTCCGTCAAAAGCGGCGAGGTTAATGACATTTTTAGTGCCAGCCTAGGTCCATATGCCTCTCTTGTGGCGAGTGTTTCCAAAGTCAACGGCGAGATTCAAGAGCTGACTCTTATCGGCGCCGGTGACGGTAAGCCTACGTCTGGTCTGGAAATTATGATGATGGCCAGTGCCGCTTTGGCATCCGCTGCTCCAGGTGCTGACTTCCGTGAAGTCTTCAAGAAACTTCCATCGATGATGGATGGTAATCCTGAGATACACGGAAAAGTAAAGCTAAGTGTTAAAAAATCTGATCAAGTTGGCACTTGGTTTTTTGCAACGCCGATCTGATAGTTCTGTAGTGCGTACTCTTGGTGCAGTGAGCGATATAGTTGATTTCGCTCCTGTCACATGGAATGGAGTATTGACATGCAAAGCCTTACCGAGTTTGAGCTTTTTTTCCTTGATTTGCTGCGCGGTTTGAATGAGCAGCAGTTAAAGGATGTTATCAGGATTATGGAGGCGTTTCTGCTTTCTTCACAGTAAGCGGCGGACTGCAAGGCTCACAGTTGCTGAGTCTTGCTTGTATTCATTGGTGAAGTGGGAATGAGTAGTTGAAATATAATCATAAGCACTTGGCGGAGACGGGATTTTTTTGGTTTGCACTGGGGGTTCCGATAGCGATAGGACTAACTCTTGGCATAGCAATCGGCCTAGCTGAGAGCTCTATGAGTTGGTGCTTTGCTGAGGAATGTGTTCGCACTTTTTTTACTGTATATAAATTCCCAATTGCAATTTCAGGCTTGTCCTTGCCGCTAGTCGCAATGGTTGCGGCTATTCATAGATCTATGGAGGCCGCTCATCAGTTAAATGAGGCCTTGCTAAATAATAGATTTGGTAACTATCTGAAGCATCGCGAGGGTTTTGAGAAGCTGTTGGATGGCTTCTGTGAGCGAGAAAATAAAGGTCTTGAACGTGGTTTGTTGGTTATGGCGCAGAAAATTTATGCTGAACTTTTTCCAGATAGTGGGTTCAATAATAAAAGCTGGAATGGTCGGCATGACTCTGGCTATTTAGGTAAGCTTGATGAGCATGTTGAGGTCGTGATGTCGGGCGCGGCTCGTGGGTCTTCGGGCTTTGATTTTTCTTGCTTTTTGGATTCTGTCTCTTATTTGTCTAGAGAGATGCATATTAGTTACTCTCCTTATTCTTGGGTGAGGCTTGCTGGTAATGATGTTAGCTCGGGGAATCGTTTTGTCGTTTCTTCACTCCTTGCTGAGAAATATGCATTTGTGATTGCGGTTTCGGATATTTTGGAGGTTTATATGTTGCTTAAAATATATGCTGGTGAGTACGGTGGTAGAGATATTGCTAGGGATTTCATTGATTCTGATGTCTTTAAAAGTGTGATTTTTTCTTCAGATGAATATATTATTAAATCAGGTCCTGACTGGAAGAATGGTTAGAGGTGAGTAAGTTGCAATCGCCCAAGCTCAATTTTTTCCATTTTGCAGTTTCTTCCATTTTGTGTCAGAGTTTTTTTTCGCAGCTTGATAAGTTTCAAATACACGGTTAATCCTTTTTGGTCGTGTAGCATTGCCAGCAACAACAGATTTCTCTTTGCCGCTGGCCTTGTCCCTGTAAAACGCAACCACGCCCGTGTATTTACCGCCTTTCGGTTCTTCGTACAGACTGTCGACAGTGTCCTCGGGCAGCTTGCTTTCCAGCTCCAGGCTAGTGATGTAGCCGCCGTCTGCCGTGAGACTGTGCTGCACGTTGCCGCCGTACCAGATGATCGCATCGATCTCGCCCTTAACCCCGCGCAGGCTGTAGGTCAGCTCTGGGATCAGTTCCGGCCGGCCCTTGGCCAGGTTGTAGCTGAGCGTGGCACTGCCACGTTGCATGCGGTTCAGCTCAGACCGGGCGGCCCGCAATGCTGATTCCCGATCGCTGTAGGTATGGCGCAGATCCTTGACCTTCTCCCCGCCGCCGGCAATTGCCTCCTGCTTTTTGGTGCTGCCGACATCGTAGTAGTAGGCTTTTACTGCGTCGTAGCTGTCGCGGTCGGCTTGAAGGAAACGGTGTCCATCGCCATCTGCCCTTGTCAGCGTGATGTGGGGGAGGGCCATTCCGCTTGGCGTCTTCCCTCCGCCTGCCGGCAAGCACACCAGACAGCCTGCTTTCACGGTGATGACCGCGTCGTGCAGTTCGCCCAAGCGAGTGAGCAGGTTGGCATCGGACTCATTGGCCTGGTCCAAGTGACTGACAGCTCGCTCGGCTACCGTTTGCGCAATACTGGTTTTGAGGGCGTTGGCGTTGGCGATGTCGCTCAGAATATGCCCCAGGGTCGTACCGCTCCAGCTGCGCTCGCGCTTGGTTTTCAAACCGTTGCGCAGGTCCGCCGATCGAGCACGGATGTTGAGAACGTCTGGCGCGCCACTGTGTTCGGTTTCGTCAACGGTGTACGAACCCTTGAAGACCAGGCCGGTGTCGCTCCAGCCGAGCCACAGGCGTACAGCAGCGCCTCGCGGAGGGATCTCCAGCAGCCCGTCGTGGTCGCTGAGGCTCAGGTTTAACTGATCGGCCTCCAGGCCGCGGTTGTCGGTGAGTTGCAGGCTGATCAGGCGCGGGCTGATGAGTTTGGCGATATCCCTGCCGTCGACGGTCAGGCGGAATGCGGGCACGGGATAAGCGGAGTCCCGCCGCAGGCCTTCCCGGGCGTCCTGGATGTATGCAGCAACCCGCAGTTCTTCTTCTGTCACAAGACGGCCCTCAGGATGCGCGAGTTGCGGTTGGCGTAGCCTTCCTGCAGGTCGATGCGCCCTTCGTCGGTACGCTTCAGCGTGAGGCTGAAGTCGATGCGTCGCGGGGTTCCGTCCTGGAAGAACAGCGTCTGCGTCTCGCTGAGGCTCTCGATCACGTACAGCCCACGCATGCGACCAGTGCCGTCGACCAATGGCCAGGTCTTGCCGGTGTTCGCCATCCCTCTAAGTTCGTCCAAGCTGACAACATCGCCGGCCAGTTCGGGCAGCAGGATCCCGGGCAGGGTGAGCTGATCCTCGCCGCGGCCGACGTATTGGCGTGCTGGCTGTGCGCCGACGCGGTTGCTGGTCGCGTGGCGCCAGTCGGTTTGCCGCTGCAGCTCCTGGTAGGCCAGGGTGCTGAGGCTGAAAACGAACATGCCCAAGGCTGCCATCATGGTGTGTTACTCCAGATCGGTCAGGCGGCTGCGTTGGCGGGCGGACTTCTCGCGCTCGCGGCGGTCCAGCTCGGCGCCGACAGCCCGAGCGATGGCTTGTGGGTCCATGCCGGGGCTCGGGTGAATGTTGATGTTGATGATGTCGTGGCTGTCGTTGACAGCAGGAGCCGCGGCGGCGATCGGCGGGCGATTGTCAGTGGTGATGCCAGACGTGGCGTCGGCCACCAGCGGCTGCACGCCGGCCAGTTGGGGCATGGCGGCCTTGAGGTCGAAGGCTCCGGCCTGAGTCAGTTGCTGCCCCATCCGAGCGACAGCGTCCAGCGGTGCTTTGGCGCCGGCATCGAGACCCTGAGCCAGGCCCTCTGTGGTAAATCCACCCAGTTCGGCGAACACTCGCGACGGGCTGTGGATACCCAGCTTTTCCTTGAACCAGCCGATGGTCGAGTCACCGAGGCTGCTGATTGTGTCTTTGACCAGGCCCAGTCCTGCCGTCAGGCCGTTGATCAAGCCGTTCACGATCATTCCTCCGAACTCGGTGAAGCGTGCCGGCATGTCGATGCCCAGGTAGTTCAAAACACCTGCGAATGCCTGGTAGATCAGGCCGATGGGGCTGAAGTTGGCCAGCACCGTAAGGATGCCGCTGATACCACCGCTGAACCCGGCTTTGATCTCGTTCCAGGCACTGGCGAAGTACGCTTTCACCTGGTCCCAGTTGCGATAGATTAGGTAGGCCGCACCAGCGACCACTGCTATCGCGGCAGCGATGGCCAGAACTACAGGGTTCGTGGCCAGCCCCCATAGGGCAATAGATACGCCCCGGATCGCGCCCATCAGTCCGCCGGACAACACGCCAATAAGTTTGCCTACCACAGGCAACATGGCGCCGCCTTTCACTGCGAATAGCGCCATGCCGTACTGAGCCAAGGCGAAGGGACCGAGTACGCTGGCCATGGCCACGGTCAGTGCGCCCATCCCGGCGACCAGGACGGCCACGATTGCGGCGCCCTTGGCGATGCCGGCAGCCAGCTCCGGGTTGGCCTCGATCCACGTCCGTGCAGTGCCGACAACTTCAGTGATCGTCTGCACCAGCTCGCGTAGTGGGCCGTTCTGGCCATCCATGAGCGAGCCAATCAACGCGCCCCAGGTGCCGGTGAGCTTGTCCAGGTCGCCGCCGAGGTTGTCGCGGAAGGTCTTACCCATCTTGTCTGCCGCCCCACTGATGTCTCCCAGAGCCGCGGTGCCACCGGCCAAGGCTTTCAGGAAGTCGGGGATTTGGTCGACGGCGAGGTCCTCCACTGGAGTACCGAACAGGGCAATGGCTGCATTGGCACGCTCTGCCGGATCCTTGATACGCAATAGAGCGTTGGCCGTCTTCGTCAGCGCCTGGCGGGCGTCCGGTCCGCCTTTTGCGATTGCGCTCGACATCTTGCCGGCGTTGAGCCCGATCGATGCGTAGGCCTCCTGGCTTGCCTTGGACATGTCGGAGCCGCGGATGGAGAACTCCTTGATGGCGTCACCGGTTTTGTCCAGGGCGAACTTGCCCTGCTTGGCCATATCGACCAGCAGGCTCATCGCTTCGGAGCCACTGAAACCCATACCGCGGAAGTGGGTGGAGTACTCGTGCAAGATTTCGGGGATCTCGCCACGCATTTGCGTCGAGACCTTCTGGAGTCCGGCTGCAACCAGGTCGAATGCTTCGCCACTGTTGCTGGCCAAGCCGTTCTTCATGAGAATGCCGACCATCTGGATGCTCTCCGCGACGTCGACACCCATTATCTTCGACAGATCCAAGGCTTTCCGAGCGGCACTGTCCAGCTCTTGATCGCCGACGTTGCCCAAGGCACCGAGCGTGCTCTTGGCCGCGGCCACGGCGTCGCCGATCTCGGAAATGTCGGTGCTCTGTCCGTCGGTGCGGATGTTGCGCACAATCTTGGCGTACTGTCCTGCCCGGTCAGCAGACTCGCCTGACTGGGCCGCGATCATGGAGCCTTGGTGCGCCACCTCCATCTGTGGCGCCACCAAGCTTGCGCCGACCATACCCATGCCGACGCCTGTCGCGATCCCCGCAGCGCCTGCGCCTGCCATTGCTCCGGCCCGCCCTTGGGCCTTCTCCAGTCTTCCCTTGGCCTGAGCTGCCTTGCGTTGCGCCACCGCCAACTGTTTGAGCTGTGCCTCTTGCTGCTCGATGGTGTGGTTGGTCTGCGCCATCTCCTGACGCAAGGCGGCGTTGTGCTGGTTGAGCTTGCGTGTGTCGATTCCGGCGGCACCCAGACGGCGCTGCAGACCGCGCAGCGCCTCCTGTTCGTCCTGGTGCTGCTGTTTCAGGGCATTGGTAGCCCTGATCGCTGCCTGGAACTCGGTTGTCATCTGCTTGGTCGGGGCGTCGACCGCGGACATTTCCCGGCCCATTTGCTTGACCTTCGCCCGAGCGGCGTCCAATGCCTGGGCGGTTTCGCGGGCTTGAGCATGCTGTTGACGCCATGCGCTGACGTCCTTCTGTTGCGCGTTCAGCTCCTTGAGGCGTTCGCGGGTTGCCTTCAGGGAACGGGCGGTTTCCTGCCCGCCTTGGTTGATCTGGCGCAGCGGGGCAGTGGCTTTGTCCACGGCATCCAGCAACACCTTGAGCCGCAGATCATTTGCCATCGCTACCGCTCCTCACACGCGCTCGCTCGCGCCATTCCATCAGATCCTGGACGCTTAACCGGTCCATGTCGGCAGGCGCCCAGTGGAAAACCACTGCCAGGTCGGCCATGGCGTTTTCTACGCAACCAGGGAGGCGTCCGTCTTCGTCCGCTTCTGCAGCAAAAAACCGGTGACCTTCACGCCCAGAGCTACGAGGTCGGCGGGGTCCAAGGCACGCACTTCACCCTCGGTCAGTTGGCAGATACGTGGTAGCAGCTTGATGAGGGCGGCCACGTCCATCTGCAGCAGATCGGCCAGTTGGATGCCGCGCAGCTCACCGGACGATGGTTTGCGCAGGGTGACCTCCTCGATAGTCGACTCACCACGTCGGACAGGGGTGTCCAGTTCGACAGTGTTCTCGTTCTTGGCCAGCGGCTTTGCTTCCACCGAGACGGTGGTTTCTTTGGTGTCCATATGTGTTCCTTGAGTGCGGGGGAGGGTTAGATGCCGAGGGCTTTACGCTGGGCGGCCAGCATGTCTACGCCGTTCACTTTTTCGACGAAGTTGAGAAGGTCGATTTCGACCAGGACTACGCCGTCCATGGTGAGCTTGTAATAGCTGCAGGTGGTGGTGATGGTGTGCTCGGTGTCTTCGCCTGGGGTGGCTTCGCCCATGTCGATGGTTTCGTGTCGTCCGCGGACAACCACCTCCACGGCACTGACTTGCCCGGTGTCGTCACGCTGATAGCTGCCGGCGAAGCGAATCATGATCGCTGCCGCACCGACTGCGGCGAATTGGGTCAGCACCAGGGGATCAAAACCACCGAGCTTCCATTCCAGTTGCAGGCCGTCGTCGGAGAAGCCTAGGTCGACCTTCACCGGTCCATTCATACCGCCGGCGCGGTATGCCTCCATCTTGCGAGCAAGAACGGGCACGGTGACGCTCTTGCTGACGCCGATGTAGTTGTTGCCCTCGTTGAAGGTGTTCATGTTTTTGAGTTTGCGTGGCAGTGCCATTTGGCTGGTCTCCGTCAGCTATTGATGCGGGTGGCGAAGTCCGCCAGGTAACGGTCGGTGATGCGCTGGCGAAGGGTCAGGTCTTCCAGCGGCGGAACCGGCGTGTAGTCGTAGTCGATGTACAGCTTGCCGGCCTTGAGCGTGGTGGCGCTGTTTGCCTCTTCGTCGTACCAGGCCTCACCGCCGATCAGGTAGCCCCCAGCGATCAGCTCGCGGAACTTGGCGTTGATGCCTTCGATGATGTCGCGCACCAGGGAGGGGTGCATGGGCTTATCCATCGCCCACAGGTGCGCCTCGGCCATGGTGTCGGCCAGCACCTGGGCGGTGCGGGTGTAGTTCTCGAAGGCGAACAGCGGATCCTCGGTGCAGGTTCGGCTGCCCCAGAAGCGGAAGCCACCCGAGTTAATGAGGGTGGTCACCTCGTTGCTGTTGAGGTAGTTGGCGTCGGTGGACGGGTTTTGGAGGTCCCAGAACACGTCGGCGCTGATGCCGCTTACGCCGTTGACCGGGATATTGGAGAGGGTCTTGTGCCAGCCAGTGTCCTGGTCGATCTTTGCGCGCAGACCCAAGGCTCGTGCAACGGCGGGCGCAGTGGCGATGCTGTCGCTCTCGGTACTCCAGAACTCGAAGTCCGGCCAGATGACCATGGCCTCGCGGGCGCCGAAGTTTTCGCGGTAGGCGACGGCCTCTTCCTTGGTCTTGCAGCCGTGAGCGCTGACGTAGGCAAATGCGCGCAGTTGCTGCGCGATAGAGACCAGGGCAGTGGCTACGGGCAGCGAGTCGAGGCCAGGCACACCCAGAATGCGAGGGGTCACCTTGAGCCTGGTCTTGGCGGCCATCAGGGCCTTCATGCCGGTGTACTTGCCGTTCTCGGTGGTGGTACCGATGAGATTGCTGGTGGTCTCGGCGTCAGTCGCACCAGTAGCAACACGCACGACCACAGTGGCTGGCTGGGTCTGATCGGAGATCGCCTGCAGGCTGGCAGCCAGGGTACCGGTCTTGCCGGCCTTCCCGATGGCGCTCTGCACGCTGGTGAGCAGGACCGGGGTATCGAGAGGGAAGGCGATCGGATCGGCGTCGTCTGCAGTGCAGACCAGGCCGACGACAGCGGTGGAAACGGTGCG